CGACAGTTATTACAGTTATGTCGCCTGGCATCTTTAGCTTTATTACGCCAGCCAAAATCATCTATCGGCAGTATCTTGTCGCAGGTGTTGCAGTGTTTATAGCCGTTAGGCGTCGCTTTCCGAGTCCGTCTCGTCATCTATGTCCTCGTCTGAGTCTGCATCTAGGCCTAAAGCGTATTGTCTATCCTTTTCGCTTAAACTGTTGAACATAACTAATACGCTACTTACTGATCTACTAAGTAATGATTCTATAGCGTCAAACGATAGAGACTGATCTGTATTGATCTGTGTTGATACTTCTCCAATGGATATATCTATACTTAGTTGCATCTCTATCCCTTCACTGGTAAGGGTTTATCTGTTGGTTTAATTATAGTTATTTATTTATGTATTTTTATATATATGACCTGATACCAGAGCTAAAGGAGAAATGCCCCCCTACCCCCCATTAATTAAAAATAATTAATAGTGAGTAATGGAGGATCTCTGTAGCTGTGTTTAGATCATTATGACCGTCAACCGTCGCCGTCGGAGTTCCTGCCCCCAGTCTTACGACCAGATAAAACTATAGACCATCCTGGCGACAAAAGAGAAAAGGACTGCCACCGCAGATGGTAGGCAGTCCCAGTCTCCTTACGCGTACCCTCAGTAGCGTAAGCCTATGTATCTATATAGGTCGAGCCCCCAAAGTGGCTAAAAAAGGCCTTAGAGCCTCTTTATGAGGCATATAATCGTATAGTCTGTCCTTAGGTATAAACCAGGTGTCCTCATCTACCAGCTTATACTCGTCTATACGGCCTAAATAGACAGGGTAGTAACCTACTAAAAATAGGGTACTAAGTGATGAGCCTTGCACTAGAAAAGCTACATCGCCATCACGATCATAAGTACGCAGTATTAGATTATTAGAGCGCGACCAGCGCACCTCAATATTATCGCCTACGTCAGCTTTATCCTTAAAGGTGTTGAGGCCGTTCCAGTCCATCCCTAATAATCTGGCGATAGCTATCTCAGCACCGTAAGCCATCTGCATCTCATACTTACGATCGTGTTCATTTTTCCAGGGGACGGCTCTGGTATGAGGGTTATCCGTCTCCTGTGTTTTTTTTGACCACTCAATAAAAAAATCTGCCGCTTCTCTAGCTAATTTCATATCGAGTACGTGTAAAGGTAGCGGTCTCATTTTTTCCAGGGTTTACCCTCTAGAGACATTGGCGTACATTGTTCAGTATATGGTTTACGCTGACAAAATAGACCCTCGTATGGTTTACCGCTATTACTTGTCCCAGCTCTGTAAACGCGGCAGGCCATCTCTCGATGGTTACAGTATGGCTCTCCCTCAGGCGGTACTACCTTTGTAGGTTCACCATCTGGTCGCTGTTGATCTAAAAAAGCTGCTAGCTCAGCGTTATCGGTCTCTACAGGTTTAAGAGGTGGTACAGAGCGTAGAGACGGTGTGAAAGGTGTAGTCACCGCCTCCACGCTCGAACCGTTGCTATCTGCTCCCCATAAATCAAGAGCTACGCCAAAACGCATCGCGGCATTTTTAAGCGCATCGCTAATAGCAGTCTTAACCGCATCGGCTCCCTTTTGATGTGGCTCAGATGCACCGTAACCAATTCTAGTTACGCCGCATACTGTAAGCCTTATCCATAAGCCATTAAATTCATCTAACACAGGTGAGCCGTTATCAGAGATAGCCATAGGCTGCCAATACCAGGCAGGATCTACAGATATTAGTCGGTCGGTAACGACTGCGTGATTTATAAAATTATAGGATCTCTGTCCTACATTTTTTGCCTCTACTTGATCATCTCTGAAAGGCGCTCGTAACGCTTTAGCTTTGTCCTCGTTCATTTACTCGATCTCCTTGCGTCTTTGTGATTCGACATAAATATTTAACCAGGGCAGCGACGTCACGCGATGCTCTCGTATTGCATCTAACACAGCTGCTCGACCCTCAGGTGAGAAGCGCGTAGAGACGTAAGGAGCTTTGCTTTCAAGTCCTATAAAAGGTAATACTTCACCTGTCATAGTGCTAAATATCTGGCTCTCAGCGGTTATAGCAAGAGTATCTAGGAATTTCTTACGAAATGAATCTCTTACCTTAGGCTCTATTTCGCTAGGAAAATTCTCAGTAATCCAATTTACTAAAGCCTTTTCATCGGTAACCACAAAAGATACATCCCTACTAACTAAAGTTATTTTAGCTACCTCTTGATTATCGATTATCGCTTTAGTCATATCAGCGCCTACATTAGTTAGCTCATCTTTAGCTAATTCTCGTAAGGTGTTAGTAGCCTCTGTAACCGCGTCTTTTATAACGGTTAGAGCTGCTAATTCTGCTGCTATTTCTTTTAGATTCATTAGATTAACCTCACATAGTGAGAGCCTAAACAGTGCAGACAAAACTCTTTTTTATCTGCAGCGAATCTCTCTTTTTTTATGTATGACCACTGGTCACGTCGTTTGTTAGAATCGATGCTGCATAAAACCTTATCTCGTATAGCTATGTGTAAACGGTGACCCATACCTACGTATAAAAGTTTTACGTCTCCACTTTTTAAGCCGTAGCCTTTATGGTTTTTATTTATAATGTTTTCTATTAATGTGCCGTTTAATACCTCTGGAGGATTCATTAGACACCTACTAAATCAGATATAGGTCTAATCTCTGTTAAATCGTCGACCTGGTATATAGATCCGCTAGGGTGTACAGATGGAGCAGCTACTACGTAACCGTTCCACTTTATGTCTATACCTTCACGATATTTACCAGGAAAGCTCATATCAGAGCTAGCGTAGTAGTAGTAATGCCAGCCGTTACCAGTGCGTATACGTCTGGTCTTTGTAAGTCCGTCGGTATTACCACCATTACGTAAATCTACGTCTAGGACTACTAGATTAGATGGCTTACAGGCGATGCCTATGTTTATCTTAGGCTGTCTGTTAAACCACTCAGTAATAGCCTCTATGTCATCTGTAGCGCTGTGTAAACCACGTGGCGCTAGACTTTTATGAGGCTGTTTAGCTCCTACGCCTAAAGGTAAAATCTTTAAGCCTAAAGCTGCATAAGTTATCGCGTAATTTTGTATAAGTGTCATCGCTGCTCATTTCTTAGCGATGGATGCTTACGACCAGCTACGCGACCACGTGTAAATCCTAAAGCGTGGCCTACGTGATGTCCGTAGTAATAGCCTGTTACAAAAGTACCAAGCCAGCATAGAAATATAAATAGATCTATGTATTCTTTTATAAATTGCATTTCTGTCCCTTTGTCTGGAGGGTTGAGGGGTTCCAGACCCATTAATGGTACTACTGCCTCCAGACATTTAGGCCACGCGCCACGCCAGCCTCTAGCGTTACTTTAGGGTTATAGCCCAGGCTCTTAAGAAGCGCTGGATTACCTACGCGGTAGGCGACGCCCATAGGAGCCTTTGTATCGACGTCTAAGGCTGGTTTATAGCCCATACGATGAGTTACCAGGGTAAAGAGCTCCATAAAGCTCGTAGGCCTGCCTGTAGATAGGTTTACGTTTATGCTCATACGGCTACTGGCCAGTAACAAAGAGGCCTCTACGATGTCGTCTATATGTATCCAGTCCCTAGTCGTTAGGGCAGATCCCCAGATAGTAAAAGGATCCTCTTTACGAGCTGCCCTATCCATAAAGCTAGGGAAAGGGTAATCCAGGCTCTGATCCTCACCATAACCACTAAAAGGTCTAAGTACAGTAACGGTTAGGCCTTCACGCCTTAGATGTTCGCAGAGCATCTCTCCAGTCAATTTAGCCCAGCCATAAGTAAAATCTGGCAGGCGTATATCTTTTAGGTTTATATCGTTTTCTGTAAGCATCCTTTTTAGCTCTAGTGTCTGTAGCTCTACAGGATATGCAGCACTAGAGGAAAAATAAAGAATATGTCCAGGCTGTGTACGCATCGCCCACGATGCCATTTCGCTATCTATTGATAAATCCACCGCCAGGGATAGCGGACTACCCTCGATAGTCTGCCTACCTCCTACGACTGCCGCAAGATGTATCAAAAGGTCGAAATAGGTGTCATCGCGTCTAAAAAAATCTCTAGCATCTATGCCGTCTAATATGTCGACATATGTAATGTTATGGTCTCGTAACGCATAACAAAAATGACGGCCTACGAATCCTTTATGACCAGTGATTAATATTTTCACGACAAAGCTACTACTAGGTCTTTATAAAATTGGCTATTAATAAAGTCCTCGTAGATTAATCTATCGTGGCTGTAATACTGCTCAGAGTTAACGCGTGCATAATGGTCATCCATAGCACCCTTGCTAGCTAAGGGATGCATATGCTCGATTACTACGTTTTCTGAGTAAAAAAGGCCGTTAATATCCTGTCCCAGTTTTTTCCAAAAATTATCTAGATATAGATGTTTAGCTTTAGGCTGACACATACCTTTGAGGTTTTCTACGATGCCTCGAGTCATTAAACAGGCAGTAGGTAAATTAGCTCCTTGCAGTAAATCATTACCGTAAGAGATTCCTTGTCTATTGCCTGGAATTCTTAAAGCTAAAAGATAATCCCAAAAATCAGTACGCGGTACGTGATCATCGCCTAAAAATCCAAAATAACTATAGCGATCGTATTTAGTATCGTCTAGTAAAACCATCGCAGCCATATTAAGAGGCTGAGCCATACCAGCGGCCGTTATGTGATTAGTTATTATATTTATGTCATCTATCGCTTGATAATCGCGTAATGACCAGTCATCTATATCGCAGACAAAATATAAATCTGCTACAGCTTTCGTATCTTTCCAGGCTTTAAGAAGCCTTTTTGCGTTTTGTGGCCTTCCCCTGGTTGGTACAATGAACACACTTTTTTGCATTTTGTCCCTCTCGATCGTGGTCTTTGAGATGCGTGAAAAGCATACGCCGTACCTCTCGTAAGTCGCCTAACACTTCATCGGCAAAACCGTTAGAGACTGGGCGGCTATTCTTTTCTGCACGTGAGGCGAATATAGCGGCTACCCCTGATATGGTCGCAGCCGCTATTACGCCTAATTGAATTAAAAGGCTATCCACGTCCAAGTGGATCCTTAGGATTTAGATACCGCATAAGAGGCGGTAATACGGCAGCTGCCGCAGCGCTAGATAAACCTTTAACAGTTAAATCTCCAGTAGCTAAGTAATAAGCTAGAGCTGCGCTAAGCGCGGCGCGCCCCCAGGAAGCCGCCACCTCTTGCGCTGTCTTGATCTGTTTTTTCTGTTTCGCTTTCATCGGTCTCCATTTCTAAACCTCTTATTAAGGTTTCGACTTGCACTGCATTTAGAGCTATCTCAAAATGCATCTCATCCTTACGGTTACGATAATTACCGCCCCATCTTAGACCATATTTACGGCATAAACGGTTAATTACCCTTACTTGCTCCTCGTTAAAAGTACCTACAGCTGCTAAAGGATGTTGAGTAGCATTTAGATCTATTGCTGTACCACTACTGTGATTAGAGACTACGGTATTAGATCCTCTTACCTTACGGTATGCGTATCCCCAGTCGTCCAGGGTTTTAGTTTCATCTATAGGCTCTACCAGCTTATGAAATTCTGCAGCAAAACCAATTAATAACGGCGCTACAGGTTTAGCTACACGCAGCTTTAGATCTGTACCTGGGACGCGCTTACGAACTATGTCTATAGCTTCTGGATCTGCAGAGGCAGGCCATCCATTAGCGCTCTTTTCCATAGCTATAAGCCTACAGCCTCAAAGTCGTCTATATGATCGTCGATAGTCCTAGTTATGGGATAAATGTCGTCTACCATAGACAGGAACTATACCTCAAGATTATGCTAGAAGCAGTTTCGCCTCATCCTCAGTAATCCCTAGCCGATCTAGTAGGGCTGCCTTTTTGGCATCTATTTCAGCCCTTGCTATTTGTTTTTGCGCTATCTCGGCTTTTATTTTTTCAACTTTTGCGATTTCTGCATCTGTGTAATCGCGCCAAGTTTCTTCGCCTGTTATTGCATTTACGATTTTTTCTTTATACATTTTTAGCTCCTAAGCACTTGTGTAAACATAAACTGTTCCAGCATCTAAATTACCGCTTAACGAAACAACTGAAATTGAAGTAATCGTTGCTGAATTATCCCAGATGCCACCGCCAATTCTTAAAACTTGACCTGTGCCTCCAGCAGCCGTTGCACCACCAACAGTATTAAAAACTTTGACACCGCTTGCATTTCCGCCAGTAATTAGAGTAAAAGAATTAACAACGGAAGCAGCATTGCTAGACATATCACCAGTGGTAATATGGTCAAAGTCACCATCATAAGCAGAGCAATTGCCATTTACTTCTTGACCACCTGATTGCTTATAGTTTGTTCCTGTATCTGTGTTGATTCTGAGAGCAATGCTTGCTCCTGTGCTAGCTGAACTTGCGCCTCTGACTTGCACCATAATTTTATCTTTAGCCGAAATGCCAGTCACAGTTATTGTTGCTGCCCCAGTTAAAGCCGTTCCACCAGCATTGAGTAAAGACCAGTTTGCACCACCACCAGCAGGGGCCTCCCAAGCAAGTCCAGTAGCTTCGGAAGACTTCGCTACAAGTGTGT